GGACTTTCGGGCCAATTCCTAAAAAGTAAGAGCAGAAAAGTACGAGTAAAATACCATGGGCCGCCCTACAAAGTTTGATCAGGTTGAACCAGTCTTAAAAACTAAATTGCATAAGCGCATGGCACCGCCAAAGCACTTAACGGCTGAAGAAAGTGCTGAATGGAATAAGGTGATTAATACCATGCCGGTCAACTGGTTTAGTGAGGCCAACTGCATATTGTTAGAACAGCTTTGTTGTCATATCAGCACCCTGAGAAGCCTAACTAAGACAATGAATGAAATGCGGTCAAGGGGTAATGATAAAACGTCATTGTACATGCGTGTGGTGCGTCAGCGTCAGGTTGAAAGTAGAATGATTGCTAGGCTGCAGCAGGTTATGCGCTTAAGTCAGCATTCTATTATCAAGCATTCAGCTATCAATCGCCATAAGCCATCAGGTTCATCAGACCCTATGGAAAATGGTAATAGGTCGTCCACTGTGATGGACCCAATGAAGCATGCAGCGTAAGTACAAAACAAAACCGCTTAAGCCGGCCAAGACCAAGCCGGCAAAGCCGGTCAAACAAAAGCCGGCAAAGCCCAAGGTGAAGCCTTGGAACCAGCAAACACGTGGTGAAAAGGTCATCACGTGGATTGAGGAAACATTGTATGTGCCGGAAGGCAAACAAGTAGCGCAGATGGTGGTGCTGCGGCCGTGGCAGCGTGAAGCAATACTTGAAATCTATGACAACCCACACGGCACCCGGCGGGCGATACTCAGCTTTGGTCGCAAGAACGGCAAGACCGCGTTGGCCGCTATGCTTGTGCTCACGCACCTGTGCGGCCCGGAGCGTGGCGTCAACAGTCAGCTATTCAGCGCCGCGCAATCACGTGAGCAAGCCAGCTTGGTGTTCGGCCTGGCCGCCAAGATGGTGCGGATGAGCCAGATACTTGAGCAATGCGTCAGCGTGCGTGATACCCGCAAGGAGTTGTTTTTCAAACTGTGCGGCAACACTTACCGTGCGCTGAGTGCTGAAGCCACCACGGCATATGGCTTGTCGCCGCGGTTTATCATTCATGATGAGCTCGGCCAGGTGCGCGGCCCGACATCCCCCCTGTATGAAGCGTTGGAAACTGCCACCGCCGCCCAGGAAGACCCGCTATCAATCATTATTTCAACGCAAGCACCCAATGACGGTGACCTGTTGAGCATATTGATTGATGACGCGTTGGCCGGCCATGATCCTAAAACGGTGGTGAAGCTGTACACCACGCCGCCTGAAGACGACCCGTTTGTTGAGGCTAACATACGCAAGGCCAATCCTGCCTATGGTGACTTCCAAACAGCTAAGGAAGTCATGAACATGGCTGAGAATGCCAAGCGCATGCCGGCACGTGAAAATGAATACCGTAACCTGGTGCTCAATCAACGTGTGGAAGCCCAATCACCGTTCATCAGCGTGGCCACCTGGAAGGCTTGCGGTGAACAAACAATAGCGCTGAATTATCAGGAGCCTATCTACGGCGGCCTGGACCTGAGCGCTGTGAATGACTTGACCGCCCTGGTGTTGGTGCAGAAGCCTGATACCGCGGCCAAGTGGCAGGTGCACCCTACGTTTTGGCTGCCGCATGAAGGTTTGCATGAGCGCAGCCGCGTTGATCGTGTGCCGTATGACCTGTGGGCCAAGCACAACAATCTGATCACCGTGCCAGGCCGCAGCATAGAATATGAATATGTTGCTGACCACATTGTGAAGTTGCTTGACAAGGGCTTGCCCATCAAAGCCATTGCCTTTGACAAATGGAATTTTAAGACATTCAGACCGTGGCTGGTGAAAGCCGGCATGAGTGAAGCGCAGGTGGAAAGTTTGTTTGTTGAATTTGGCCAGAACTTTTCCGCAATGTCACCGGCACTGCGTGAGTTGGAAACTGCCATTCTGAACAGTCGCCTTGCGCATGGCATGCACCCTGTAATGAACATGTGCGCGCAAAATGCGGTAGTGATCAGTGATCCTAACGGCAACCGCAAGCTGGCTAAGAACCGTAGCGTCGGGCGCATTGACGGCATGGTGGCGCTGGCCATGGCGCTGAGCATCACCAGCAATGTGCAGGTGCACGTTGCCGAGCCTAGCTATCAGATGTTTGTCATCGCGTGAGTGATCAGGCCGCACAACCATCCTTGTCGCCCCTTGCGATGGCCTGCGCGCCTGCCACCTGCCAGGCCATTATCATGGTGGTGGCCTGGCAGCCTTTCTTCACAATTAGTTAGGAGGCAGTCATGCCGCTTGACCCGGAAGACTATGATGACGAGGACGAGTACCTGGATGATTGCACTGAACAACTAATGGATGATGAAGGCCTGGATGAGGATGAGGCCTATGCTGTTTGCAGCATGCGCTGGGACAACAAGTCAGCCTCCGTTACCGGCATTGTGCATAAAACCAGCATGAAGCCAGCCACCAATGACCCGGACAAGTTGGAGTACATTCTCAGCGACGGCAGCGTTGACCGCATGGGTGACATTATTGACCCCAATGGCTGGGTGTTGAGCAACTTCAAGCGCAACCCTATCGCGTTGTTCAATCATAATTCAGACTGGCCTGTAGGCACTTGGAAGAACCTGCGCATTGAAGATGACGCCTTGCGCGGTCAACTGGTGCTGGCGGCACCTGGCACGTCACCGCGCATTGATGAAATCCGTGCGTTGGTCAAACAAAAGGTAATCCGTGCAGTCAGCGTTGGTTTCAAGCCGCTGGCCTCTGAACCAATTGATGAAGAAAACAAATGGAACAGGCGCTACACAAAACAAGAACTGGTTGAAACAAGTTTGGTCCCCATCCCAGCTAACCCTAATTCGCTACAAACATTCAAGGCTTTGGGTATTTCACAGGAAACCATCAACATGGTTTTCCGGCGGGCTAAGCGAAGGCAGCTTGCTGCCAGGGCTATCACGTTACCAGTTGTCAAACTAACAACGGGAAAATCAACTATGACGAAGCGCACCATTGCGGAACAGGTTTCCGCGTTTGAGGCCACGCGTTCAGCCAAGGCGGCACGCATGGAAGAGCTCCTACTTGCCAGCGGTGAAAAGTCTGAAACGCTGGACACCACCGGCCAGGAGGAGTATGATACGCTTGAGCGTGAAGTGAAGTCAGTTGATGAACACTTGACGCGGCTGCGCGGCTTGGAGCGCATGAACCTGGCGGCGGCCAAACAAGTAAAGGGCGACAGCTACGATGAAGCCACCCGCAGCCGCAGCAATGGCGATGGTGGTGACGGCAGCATCATTACAGTGCAGCCGCGTGTTGTCGTGCGTGCGCCCAAGCCTGTAGAAAAGGGCATTGCTTTTGCGCGCTATGTGATTGCATTGGCACGTGCGCAGGGCAACTTGATGCAGGCCTTTGAAGTGGCCAAGAATAATGCGCAATGGATGGCGGAGACGCCTGAGATTGCTGACGTGTTGAAAGCCGCGGTGGCTGCCGGCACAACTACTGATCCGGCCTGGGCTGGCCCGCTGGTGAACTATCAAATTCTGACCAGTGAATTCATTGAACTGCTGCGGCCGGCCACGATCATCGGGCGCATCCCTGGGCTGACCAAGGTGCCGTTCAAGGTGAAGGTGCCGGCACAGACCGGCGGCGCAAGCGTCGGCTGGGTTGGTGAAGGCGCACCCAAGCCGGTGAGTGCTTTGGCATTCAGCAGCATCGTGCTGGACATTTCAAAGATTGCCGGCATCGTGGCGTTGACTGAAGAACTTGTGCGCTTGAGCAATCCCAGTGCTGAAAGCCTGGTGCGCAATGACCTGGCGGCGGCCATCGTGCAGTTCATGGACCGTGAATTTGTTGATCCGGCCAAGGCGGCCACTGCCGTTTCACCAGCCAGCATCACCAACGGCATCACCGGTATCACGCCCAGCGGTAATGACGCTGCCGCTTTGCGTGCGGACATCAGTACGCTGCTGGCCAGCTTCCTTGGTGCCAACCTGTCAGTTGGCAGTGCCGTGTGGATCATGACGCAGGCGCAGGCGTTGCGCATCAGCATGATGCAGAACCCGCTTGGGCAGCCGCAGTTCCCCGGCATCGGTATCAATGGCGGCACCTTGGACGGTGTCCCGGTGGTGGCCAGTGAGAACTTGCCGCCCAAGGGCGGTGTGCCGGCCAACGGCTACCCGATGATCCTGGCGTTGGCGAGTGACATTTTGCTGGCGGACGATGGCACCGTGACCATTGACGCCAGCCGTGAAGCCAGCTTGCAGATGGACAGTGCTCCGGACAATCCTGCCACTGCCACCACTGTGTTTGTTAGCTTGTGGCAGGCCAACATGGTTGGCATCAAGGCGGAGCGCTACATCAATTGGAAGCGCAGGCGCAACAACAG